CGTTAAAAGGAAAAGAATTGAGAGAAGACATTTCCGAATTCATTTCCAATAACGAAAACATTAAAAAACACATAGTTTTTGAAGCTGGTTCTGGGTGGTTTAAATTTACAGGGAGCATACACCCCACATCCAAGAATGGTAGTATAATGAACTCTGATTCTGGGTCTCCTGCTGTAGCAGATTCTATACTAGAATTTAATGATGGTGGATTGGGATCTATTGTTCGCATGAATGATTATGCTAATAAAAAGGCAGACTTAGTGGGACGAATTTATGTGGCTTTCAAGGGGAGTGGGGACGTTAGGTATACATCTGTTCGTATGCCAACCGAATCTCTTGAAAGTGGAAATGAATTAAACAGTCTGATAGAAAATTCTGTGTCAAAACACTTCGATTTTCTCTACGAAGATTTACTTATGGAGAATTTGTTTGGGAAACTTAAAGATTATGCTTCTGGTGCTTGGCAAAAAACTAAACAAGTTGCAGCTAGTGTGGCACAATATGGAAAGGCAATTTTGAATGATGTATTAGACTTTTCCAAACGACTCTATGAAGCTGCCTTGGGAACTATCAAGAAAATATTCAGTGAATTACACACGATTCTTTCTCAAGGTGTTTCTACATTTTTGGATTTTGTGGGACTCGGGGAGCCTGAAGGCAATTTCACGATTTCGGGTTGACACCCAACAATTTTCTGGTATAAATAACACATGAACGGATCGCCTTCGGGGATCCAAAAAAGAGTCTTGCTTTAAAAGGAGGCAAAATATGACTGAAGAAATTTTCAAGTTGAACACGAAAAATGGGCTTTGGGATTTTCCACCAAAGTCATCCACGATTGGGTTTGACCGAATCTTGGACAAGTGGAGGGACGCGATTGAGTTCTCGACTTCCGCTGCTGGAAAGTATCCACCATACAACATTCTAGAGAACGGGGAAGACAAGTATTCTATTCAGATTGCTCTTGCTGGATTCAGTAAGGACGATATTGAAATTCAGAATGACAACGAATTCCTCATTGTCCAGAGTGTGGAAAAGGAAAAGAAGGATCCCGATGGAGTGAAGTATCTTCATCGCGGAATCGCTGAACGCTCCTTCTCCCGCACATGGACTCTCGCAGAGCATGTCGTGGTGGATGGTGCAGAAATGGAAAATGGAATTCTCACTATCAACTTGCGAATGGAAGTTCCAGAGAGCAAGAAGAGTAAGAAGATTCCAATCAAGTAAATGATGTCGTTGATGGCTTACCTTAATTCTACAAGACACGGTTGCGAAACCGTCAGGTCCATTCGAAAAAATCACGGGCCTGAAACAGTTTCGATTGGGGAAGCGGGTATGTCGGAGATATCCGAGGTTGGCAACGATGCTCGGTAAAAGCGTTGCAAAAAAGACTGCCAAATCATACGCAGTTGCAGCCTGACAAACTTCAGGCAAGAGGAGAACCGTTTCCGCCTCTCGGAAAAATGGGAAACAAGAAAGGGAGTGGGGAAACTTGCTCCCTTTTCTTTTTTGTGAAAGGTTTTCACTTGATTTTCTCTCAAACCAGTGTATACTTCTGACATGAATCCCGCCACTCTAACTCAATCGGTAGAGTAACGGTTTTGTAAACCGTAAGTTCGGGGTTCGAGTCCCCGGAGTGGCTTTCTTTTTACTATGGAGGAACATAATGCAAATTTCGTCTGAAACTCTAAACATCCTGAAAAACTATTCGTCCATCTGCTCAAATCTTTATGTGAAGCCTGGAAACACGATTCGTTCCCTCGCTCCGACCCAGAACGTGATGGCGGAAGCAGTTGTGGAAGAGGACTTTCCAGTTGAATTTGGAATCTATGATTTGAGTCAATTCCTGTCAACGGTTTCTCTCTTCAAGGATCCCCATTTCGATTTCCAAGAGAAGATGGTTGTGATTTCATCTCGCTCCAAGAAGGCAAAAATCACTTATCGCTATTCCGATCCGTCTCTTCTTGTCAAGGCAGACAAGGATGTGAAGATGCCAAACGTCGGTGTGGAGTTTGACTTCAAGGCCGAACACTACAACGATCTCATGAAGGCTGCATCCACACTTCAACTTCCAAACATTTCAGTCCAATCAGAGGATGGAGAAATCGTTCTTCGTGTCTTTGATTCCTCCAACGCGAGTTCAAGTAACGATTACTCCATCACTCTGGGGCCGAATGAAACAGGAAAGGAATTCTTCCTTGTTTTCAAGACTGAAAACATCAAGTTGCTTCCCGATGATTACACAGTCAGAGTTTCCAAGAAGAACGTGAGTGAGTTCAGTGGAGCAGCAAGAGACATCAAGTATTGGATCACTCTGGTTTCAGATAGTTACATTAAGGATGGTGAATGATGATTAGTAAGAAGGAAATTCTAAAATCTCTTCGTGAAGGAATTTGCAATGTTCGCTTCATGAAAGTTGATGGGAGTTTAAGGGTTCTTCGTTGCACTCTCCACCCAGATTATGTTCCAGGTGGGAGTGAACGAAAAGAGAAGTCCAACAACACAAAGAGGCACTATGTCAGTGATAATGTGCTTGCAGTGTGGGACTTGGATGAGTTACACTGGAAGTCGTTCAGAATCAACTCTGTTGAAAAGGTTGATGTTCTGCAATCCCTTGTAGAAAATGTAGGAAGGTGAATGAATGAGAGATTCGTTATGGGTTGAAAAGTATCGTCCGAAAAATCTGAATGATTGTATTCTTTCCTCCAACTTGAAGAAACAGCTGGAGGAAAGTTTGGCAAAGGGAGATATTCAAAACATGATTTTTCATGGTGGTGCAGGTTGCGGCAAGACCACAGTCGCAAGAGCCATCTGTGACCAAATCGGTTTGGATTATCTCTTTGTCAATGCATCTGAAGACAGTGGTATTGATACACTGCGAACGAAGATTCGCAACTATGCAAGCACCGTCTCGTTGAACGACAAACCAAAAGTTGTGATACTGGACGAAGCTGATTACATGAATCCTGCGAGTCTTCAACCGGCACTTCGTGGTGCAATTGAAGAGTTTTCAAGTAATTGTAGATTCATCTTCACTTGCAATCATCTGAACAAAATCATCAAACCAATTCACTCTCGTTGTGGTGTCTATGACTTCTCCATTCCGAAGAGTGAAAAGGTGGAGATTGCTAAACTCTTCTTTGAAAGAATGAAGTTCATTCTCAAGAAGGAAAGTATCAAGACATCCTCAAAGGTTCTCGCGGAACTTGTCAAGAAGTTCTTCCCCGATTTCCGAAGAGTCATCAATGAGTGTCAGAAGTATTCCGTGTCTGGTGTTATCGACGAAGGAATTCTAGCAAACTCCTTTGGCGATGAGAACATCAAACCATTGGTGGATGGAATGAAGAAGAAGAATTTTGGTGTGGTGCGAAAGTGGATTGCTGAAAATTCGGACAAGGATACTTCAGTCATTTTTCGCAGATTGTATGAACATCTCTATGGAGTGTTGACCCCATCAAGTATTCCAGCTGCGATTCTTTGCATCGCAAATTATCAGTATCGCTCTGCTTTTTGTGCGGATTCGGAGATCAATTTGATGGCATGTTGTATTGAAATTATGGCTGAATGTGAATTCAAATAATCCTAAATATATTATGACATGTTAGAAAAAAGCGTCAAAAGTATCAACGATCTCACCAAGAAAATAGATGCTCTCCATGAAGAGTATTCAATGGGTGAATTTGCCAAATCTTTCAAGAGAAGACTGGCAAGAAGAAAGATTGACTTTTGGAATTCCATGAATGAGAACAAGGGATTGGTGAATCCAGTCATTTCAATCCTCAAGGCAAAAAATTCCTTGTCCGACGAAGAGATGATGAAGGTTCTCAACATTCTTGAGGACTTGAAGAAGAAGTATAAGTATGACGAATACATGCAGAGATGTGATGAAGTGAGAGAGATGTTTCTTTTGGAAAGAGCGGATTACTTTGCTTCCACGATGAAACAAGTTCTCTCCGACCCCGAAGGAAACAATCCTTTCAATCCTCTTCAAGACATGCTTGGAGCTTCAGACAATATGTTTTGCACTTGGTTGGAGGATATACTTAGGAAAATTCGTCCAGAGACATTGAGTGTTGATTATGAAGATGTGGATGGACACACCAAGAATGCAAATATTTGCTTCGAGCCTGTTCGCGTTACTGAAGATTATGTTTCTGCACCACTCATTGACCGATACACAGGCAACAGTCAATTTGATTCCTTCCTTCTTCGTTCCTTTTTTGATGCGGACGAAAAAGAGTGGATATACATACCAGTTCGCTTTATAATTTCAGTGAAGAGTGCCAACTCTCAGATAAATTCGGAAACTTTGTAATGAACCCATTTGATTTTGTGAAGTCAATCAACTTTAAGAACACGAATCTGATAGAAGACAATCCAGAAGACGAGAAACACTACGAACCATTTCTTGCAAATCGTAGTTTGTCTTTCTTTCCTGATTCCATCCTCTATGCAAACGAAATGAATTGCAATCACTTTCTAGACAAGAGGTTGCAGTATGATTATCTTTTTCACTCCATCAAGAAGGGAAAGAGATTTTCCAAGTGGATGAAGAAGGTTGAAGATAGCGAAGATATTCTTTTTCTCTCCAAGTTCTATGAGTGTAGCAAAACCAAAGCGGAGGAAATCTCCAAGGTTCTTCCTGATACAAAAATTCGGCAGATGATGAAGGAATATCCAGAAGTTCTAGAAAACACCTAAATCCGCATTTATTATAAATAAATGTTGTAAAGCATGATTTTTTGTCATGTTATGTCACAACAGGAGTATACCATGAATGTGGATGAACTTATTAAAAGTTTCGTGGAAGTAGAACTCACGGATTCCGAGAACTTCCTCAAAGTAAAAGAAACATTGACTCGTATTGGAATCTCATCAAAGAAAGAAAATAAACTCTATCAGAGTTGTCACATCCTTCACAAGAGAGGCAAGTATTACATCGTTCATTTCAAAGAATTATTTGCCTTGGACGGATTAGCTGATAAACTATCTGAACAGGATTTGGCTAGAAGAAACACCATATCAAATCTTCTTGAAGAGTGGGGATTGATAAAAATCCTAACTCCAGAATTGACAGAAGAACCAACGGTTCCTCTTTCATACATGAAGATTCTGCCTTATGCTGAAAAGAAAGATTGGGAACTGGTTCCAAAATACAATATCGGTAGAAAGTTTACCCCAAAGGAAGAGTAAATGGCAAAGAGAGTTGACAAGTTCGCTGATTTTCTCGCGAGAACAGCACCTAAAAACATAGGACCAACTCTCAATGTCAAGATTCCTGTGTCAACAGGTCCACGAACCATTCGTGTCAGCAACCAACTAGCATATTGGGCTTCTTCTCGTTCCGCACCGATTGGACTCAAGATTCCTCCGTTCAAGGGATATTCGAGCTATGAAAACAAGGATGCCGAGATGCTTCTTGAGAAGTTTAAGCCGAGAAACCTTCCTTCACGAATCGGAAACATCTTCGTCGCAGAAGACCCGAACAATGTTCTCTTGGGATCTGGGATTTCAGGAAGGGGTCACATTTACAAAGTCAAGGTTGATGGGGTGGTGTTCAAAGCAAATCTTGAACATTATACCGAGTTGGTCAGTGATATGTTCAAGTGGAACGAAGGTTTTTACAAACCATTCTACATAGACAAAAATGGAAAACGTGTTATGAAGAGTGACGAGGAGATAGAGGAACATGCGGGTC